CTGTTGACCATCACCTACAATTCTACTAGATACAATAGCTGCTGCCCTAGATACAATATAATCTTGAATAGGTACAGGTAAGTCTACCCAGTCATATTTCCATACAACATCCAACTTAATTTCTTCGTTTTCTGTATCAGTGATTTCATGTGTATGATTATATTTATCGTATAATTTACCATTACGTCTGACAACATTTTTAGTACTATAAGTATTATCAGAAGAACTGAGATCTACTTGTAGCATATCATTAGTTATAACATATTCTTTATCAGAATTAGTCTGATCTTCATATTCAGTTTCTATATTAAAGCTCCAGCCTTCTGCCTGTACTTCTCGGGATACTTGTAATAAAGTATCATAAGCAATCGCAACGTCCGGGTTGGTTTGATCAAGGGTAGTTACAGGCGCCTGACCAACTGACGCTAATATTTGATTGACTGCTGGTAGTTCTTGTGTAGCGTTAGTGGTTGGGAAAGGCATAATTAAATAATTATAAATAAAAAAAAGGGAGTCCGAAGACTCCCCTATATCAGGAACGTGACTGCGCAGGCGCGTCACATTCAACACCGTTGTAAGCAAAACGTAGGTTCGTAGTTTCTGAATACACATCAGATGCGGAATAAGTTCCACCTTCTGTTTGTGATACAGACTTGCGAACGGATGTATTACCTCCGCTGATGCCTTTAGTAGCGCCGGAAACGCCATTGTTTCCAGCTTGTGTTGCAGGGTTTGCCATAATTTCAATCCATTATAAATGAGAACCGTTACTGTCAGCTGAAGTATCCGTATAACCAGCATTGCTGTAGTTAGTCGAATCCATCTGCCAACCGTGGGGTAGAGGAGACGGTGGGTTCATTGTTTCAGAACCCACTGTGCTTCCTAAACCTAAACCGTTAGCAGCGCTGAGAGTTTTCTTTGATGTTTGTCCTGGTTTAACTGACATGATTAACCTCAAGCAGTTTGGATTTCAATTGCAGCAGCAGGGTTCAAAGTACCGACACCCATTGCGAGACGTCCAACGATCAAGTCACCTTGATACATTGTTTTGATATCTCCACCAGTTGTTTGTACCTGTGGTCCAATTGCTTCTACTACACCAGCAGCGTCTTTCTGATAAATCAGACCAGCGTGCTGAGAGAAGTCAGTGGCAACAGTAACACCAGTACCGGTTGAGGAGTTCTCACCGTTCTGTTCGTTAATTGTACCAGCTTTAAAAGGTAGGTTATTAGAACGCTTGATGTCGATACCAGCAATAGATACTAGTCCGTCTCCAGAGTTCAAGTTACCTTGTGAGTTACCGTATTCACGGTTCAGGATATTCGTGTCAACCTGAGACACCAAGGCATAGTACTGACGTGGTGCAAGTACAGCCGTGCGTCCTGTCTTAGGAATATTTTTCTCGTCAAGAATCGAAGCTGCTTCAAAGAAAGCATCAACTAGACGCTGAGCGTCATACTCGTTGTTAGCTCCAATCTTAATTACAGAACCACCTGGTTCAGGCCCAGGAGATGCAGTGATAGGATGTGCTTCACGTGCTGCAGAAGCAATCATACGGAACACTTTTTTATCATAAGCTTCAGCAAGAGCATGTCCGATCTTAGCGGAGATCTCAGAGCGAAGGCTGTAGTGCGCAAGGGTCTCATCAAGATCATAAACGAACGCTGAAGAAATCAGCAGATCGTCACAGACGATGGTCTTCTCTGCTACTGGGGGATCACCCGATCCTAAAATCGGCTCGCCCGGCGTATGATAGGCTGCTTGCATGCGGCCCGTAAAAATGAACTGTAAAGATTTGCCGTTCTTTAGTTGACGGGTCTGTACAGTTCCTTTAGCAATGTTTGCTGACTCGTAAGCTTTGAATAGCTCACCAGAGAACAGCTTAAGGTAGGTTGCATACTTAGTGTCATATGCAACTGAGCCAGCAGTTGAAGAAGCCGCTTTGTTTAGGGTTCCTACTACTGACTGTGTTAAATTAGCCATTATTGTTTGTGAAAGTTTGTATAGGTTACATACTCTCGAACGTTCAAGTAAATTGTTTGTGGTCTATCCCACCGTCTAGACGGCAAAAGGTATCCGCGTACGGGCTAATGCCAAGGAGGAAGAGATCCTACTCCGAGGTGTCTCTTCCCCTATGCTATTTAGAAGCGGTAGAAGGCTACATTAGATCCTTCTAGAACTTTAGCTGCAGTAGCATCAGAAGTATTCTGAGCAAACTGGAACTTAAGATCCCCAGCAGTTGCACCATTCTCAATAGTACCTGAAAGCTGCAAGCAGCCATCTGTACCTGAAGCTGTGATAGCAATCGCAGAACCTTCAGCGGTAATGATTGAAGCAAGAGCAGCACCAGCATGATCGCAACCATTCTGAGCTACACGATAAGTCGTGAGACTAGCAGGTGTATCAATCAGATACTTGAAGTCAGGAGTAGCAGCTGTGTTATAGAAGATAGTGTACTTAAAGTTAAGTCTTTCGTACTTACCAATTCTAAGATCTAGATCACTTACATCTACAAGAGTAGTAGAGCTAGCAACTGATACATCAGCAGTTACAACTTTAGTCTGTGGTTCCTGTGGTGAGTATACTACTCCACCACTTGTAGCATTAGCATTAAAAGCCATGGTTTTAAATGTGTATTAAAGGTTTATATCCAAGCTTGTTCCGCAAACTTGGTAGTTATTTTCCAGGTTTCCTATAAGGAATAGGCCATGTTAAATCCATGGCCAGGACAAGTACTGTTGTTAACGTGAAAACATACAGTGCCGCCATCTAGAAGGCCCACTTAACACCAGCTTTGGTGCCGTAGTTATTGGTATCAGTATCAGTTGTAGCAAAGGCTAGCTCTGCATAGATTGATACGTTTTCAGAAGCAGCAACGCTTCCACCTACTTTACCAGAAAGTTCAGTGTTGTTATCTCCACCATCAGATGACTGAAGTTGAGGACCTCCTTGTAGGTAGTAGTTAACAGCACCAGCGGTGCCTTCATAGCCTACGTGTAAATCCGTAGCACTACCTGAATAGTCCGTGCCCGACCAGCCACTATTGATTTCAGTGTTGATGTAAGGACCAGCAATTGCAGGTGTCGCAACTACGGTGGTCAGTGTGGCAAGTGCAATAATCGATTTCATTTTAGTTTGTTGTATAATTGTACGCTACTTTGTCTTCGTGTACTTGATGCCACGATAAGTATAAGTGACAGTCATAGTTTTTCTCTCTATGATGTAAGCCCCGTTCCCTGCTTACACGTCATGCGTCAGAGCAAAGCTCCGATGAACGGATGCTGTCGTAAATGCAGTCATTAGTAGCAATATGACTGCATTTGTTTAGATTTCATTCAATGCTTGTGAGCACTATGGTTATGTGATTTGGGTTTCTTTTTAGTGGCTGCCTTTTTAGCAGCCGCTTTACCCGCATTAGTATACGGATATTTTTTCCCATTTATTGTAGGCATAATTAATAAGCTAGTAAAGAAAGGTGAATACCTAAGCATGTAAACATACCTAGATGCAGTAGCCGGCCTGTCATGCTTAAGCTACTACACTAGATCCGCATGCAGATCCATCAGTAGTATTACCGCACATCACACCGCAACGTGTTACTTGGTTAGCTGTTGTATCATTATTATTATAAGGAACAAACCAACGATCTCCTGCTGTGTTAACCATATATTCTACTTGCAAGTCATTGTTCCTTGCTTTAGGGTCATAAGCTTTAGCCATAATTAATTCTCCGTTTTAAAATTCAAGATTAGATCTTTCTAGTTTACTATATACATCTTGTCTATATGCTGGGTCGTTATCATACTTAGGATCTTTCATTGCACGGACTACTTCCGCTTGACTACGAAAGGTATCACCTGTACTAGAAGGAGCTTTACCTGTAAGCATTTGCCCTTCAGTACCAGAGGCGTCATCATAACGATACTTCAAAGCTTGTATGGCAAAGTAACAGGCAAGTGGATCACCACGTTCCATTACTTTATCAAACATGTTAACTTCCGCTTCCTTTAAATTAGTCTGTGCCCAAGTCATCATAGTTTGATAACCATCATCTCCACCTGCTACATTCTTTAACTGGACTATGGATTTTTCATCCATTTCTTGAGGTCCGTTATCAGATCGATACTGCAGATGCATCTTAGCTAGATCTTTAGGATCCATACCATCTAATTCTTTAAGAGTATCCTCTGTATACTTATCGTTTACAGCTTCATCCCAAAGTTTATCTAAGAAGGTAGCATCAACTTCTTCTTTTTTTTCTTCTACTTCATCTTCTGCTTCAGGCTCTTCAGGTTTAACTTCTTCAGTGTCTGCTTGAGGTTCTCCTAGTTTCCTTTGTAACTCAAGGTAACCTTTCTCTAAGTCTTCAGCGTCTTTAAATTTACCAGCTAGTAGTGCGTTTTGCTGTTCTTCTAAAGCTTCTCCTACTTTAATATTCTCCTGTTCTTCAGGAGTGAATTCTCCTTCCTGCTGTTCAGCAGGATCATACGTTAGTGTAGCCATTTTGGGTGATTACTTCTAGGTTTCCAAGTCCCACGGTCTTAACAGTAACAGGAGACCCCAACTTAGGAGTCCCTACTTTTTCACGTGGGGCGTATTTCATTTTAGCAGGTTCTTTAATTGCTGTAGTCTTTTCTTTTACTGAACCTTTACGTTGGGGTTTGGATGGTGTTTGTTTATCCATAGTTATTGTTGTTGTTGTTGGGCCATTTGCATCTCAGCTTGCATCTGTTTCTGTTGTACTGCTGCCATAGCTGGAGCATTCTGTTGTTCTTGCATTGCCATCTGTTGCTGCATCTGTTGCTGTTGCTGTCCTTGCATCTCTTGCATACTCTTCACTAGGTTGAGTACGTCGATACCTGAAGCTGCTGCTAGACGTTTGATGACTTCATCAGGGTTAATGTAATTCATCATGGCTTCTGGGCCTACTGTCTGTGCAATAGTCTGCATAAACATAGTAAGACTTTCTCTATCTTGGCCGCGGCCTAATGCATTAATACCTGCTACAATAGTAGGCTTTACAAACTCCTTAGGAATAGGAGGTATGGTTCTATCTTTTTGTAGTACAGAAAGCTTACGATCTAGGTAAGGTACAAGGAATTCAATAGTAAGTAGACTGAATAGTCCTCCTAACTGCTGCTCTAATTCCATCTGTGTCATCCGTACTTCTTCTGCAGTAGTACGTTCTGATTGCCTTACACTAAGTATAAGGAATGCTTCACTTAGCCTCTTCTCTAACTGCATCATCATTGATTGAGCAGTAGCAAAGTCTGCTGTTTTACCTACTTGAACTACACCGATATCTTCGGGTCTTCCTTGAATGATTGCACCGTTCCCAGCAGCCGCTAGAGTGGCTGGTTTAGTACTCGATGATGGGGATACAGTAAAGACTATCTTAGCAGCTGCTGCAGAGCCTTCTACGAGGGCCTGAGAGAGTGCTTCGAGGGACTTAAGATCTCCAATAAACTCTTCTACTCTACCTCTACCATATCCTTCACCATCAATAACATTGAATCTTAGTGGAAGCCATGGGTTTATTTCAAGTGGTGCCTTACTTTCTGATTTAGGTATAATGTGTTCGTATACCTCTTGATGCCATAGAACTTTATTACCTCTTACTTTTACATGTGTATAGA